CTTTGCGATCCCTACAGGTTGCTCCGCGTCACCAGAAAAGTTAATTTCTGTGCTTATCAATGTTGCTCCTTTTGCAAGACTGTTGACAGTGAAATCTCCAGCAATTGCCTCTTCGACTTGGACACATATTGCATCCACATCATCATCAAAAGTATCAGTTGCCTTCACATAGCAGTCAACCTCTACACTTAATTCTCTAGTAATATCAGTGACACCCATATTATAACGGCTAGACGCCTCTGATCCTGTGTAAACCGTAATCGCAGGGAGGCTTGCATCAGTTATCGGATAAACCCGTGTGCCATAGACCCGACTACTTACAAGCGTTACATTTGATGTAAGCGTAGAAATAAACCTGTCTCTGATAGACTTTCTAACGTGCGCCACTATTGTTTCTCCAATTGCACAACTGTCACGCCAGTGCCGTCATGTATCCAAGCTCTGACTTTATAATTTACTGAATTTATAACCATCGCATCACCGTATGCGATAGATGGAATATCTGCACTTCTACACGTTAATCTGGGCTGTTCTTCATGCACTGGCACAATACCACCAGCATCCACAGGCACAGTCTCATTATCAAATATACCCTTTATTGTCCCACCGTCATAGGTAACATCACTGGCAAATTCATCTGTTACCAGCATATTAGCTAAGTCAGTGGCGAAGGATATAGCCATTATTCGTCCTCTGGCGTTGCCACCGTTTTAACGGCGCGATTGGTTTTCTTGGGTGCTGCCTTTGGCTTCTCAGCCTTAACTGCCTCAACATAGCCACGATTTATCAGCTTTTCAGCAATACGATCTTCAATATCATGCACTTCATTGGGCATGAGATTACCGCCCGTCCCAGCGAAACATTTCTGTAAGATTTTAACTTTCATCATCATCTCCTAAAAGAAGGGTGGGCCAGTTAGCCCACCCCATTGCTTATTAAGCTATAGATACCTCATCTGTGATACCGAAGCTAACTGCGTTGCGAACACCAACATCAAGCTCTGCATGGAGTACCATGCGAACTGTGCCAGCTTTCGATCCGCTGTATGGATCAACCAAGATAGATGGTGCGCCAAACTGTGCAATCATCAACTGTGAGAAGTCACCGAAGATCAATGCAGACGCATCATTTCCACCATCGCCCGGATCAAGATTGGTTGGCACGTTTGATGTGAATGCCATTGGGTAGCCATAGAGGTTATTCCAAGGATCATTCAAGATCATTACGCTATCGGTAGACGCCACTTTAGCAGTAGAAGCAAGTTTTGCTTTCACGGCTGGATGTGACAAGAAGCCAGCAGCATTACCATTGACAATGCCGTTGTCCTCTTCAACCAACTTAACAAGGCTGATGATGTCTGACCATGTAAGCGCATCAACATCAGTACCTGCTGAAATATCAAGGTTGTTTACACCTGATGTATTCAAGATACCTGTTGGTTGACCTGATGATCCAGAGCCTTGGATTGCATAGAACTCTATGCGGTCTGCTGCTGAAGCAAGCAAGTCATTTCTGACTATTTGCTCAATTGATGGCACGCTTTCCATTGCGAGCAAACGTGAAACCTCAACAAACGCACCCATCGTGCGCGGCTGAAGTGTTACGCCACCATCTGTGCCAGCACCATCTGTGACATCTGCCAATTCTTCAACAAATGCAGCATTTGCACCTGTTGCGAGCTTTGGCATTTTGATGCGGTTTGTCAGACCTGACAAGTAGGTTGCACCCAATCCACCAAGCACCTGACGTGCGCGAAGTGCTTCAATGAACATGTCTCCACGATGTACTGTAGGAACAAAATCATCAAAGACAACTTCTGAGCCAGAGCCGCCTGTTGCTGCTGTTGAGAGTGGACCACGCTGACCCCATACGAAATCAGGAACATAAACGCCTTCGGCTTCACGTCCTATACGCATGGTAATTTCGTCATTCATCTCACGCTCAAAACCAGCTTTACGCCAATCGCCAGTGACTTGCGCTTGGATCATGCGACCCAATGAATATTCACGCTTTTGCTTTACTGGCACATCAACTGCTGCTGGAGCAATATCCAGAGGCTTGTCTGTGATTGCATTGAGAAGCTGACCACGGAACTCATCAACTGATGTTCCTCTGGCAATTGCTTCGTTTGCAAGATCACGCTTGTTGTGCTTGGCTCCAAGTGCCAAGATTTCAGCATCATTCTTACGTGCGGCACGAACTGCTTCAGCTTTTACCGCATCAAGATTGATGTCTGTTTTGACTTCTTCAGTCATTGTAACATCTCCTTTTGATGTTGAGGGTTTAGGTTCTGCTGGAACTGATCGCCCAACACCAACAAGATTTGACCGATCTGCTGGCACTGAAACTATCGAAACTTCCATAGGAGTAGTCTTGATCCTGTAATAGTTATCAGGATCGTCCTTCCTTGTAATTCGGCCATCAATACGATAGCCTACACTGATGTTTGATCTGATGCCATCAGTAACATCATTGAACACTTCAGAGGCAAGCGCACCTTTTCCAAAGCGCACTTTTGCACGTAGACGCCGCGCATTCTCATCAAGTTCAACCCCTTCGACAACGCCAATTTGCTTGGTCATATCGTGATCCAAAAGCAATGGCGCTCTGCCACTATTCAAAAAGCGTAAATCCATATTTTCCGCTGAATGATCCATAACCTCAAGGCCAAAATCTCGCTCAACAGGCTCCTCAGAAGATACACCGACCATGACGCTTCTGCTATCCATATCAATGGATTTATCTTCGTCCATGTAATGCCCACGCATGGACATATCTTCACGGCTAAAGCGCTCTTCTTGCTGCTCTTCTTCCTCATGGATTTTTGCGTAAGTAATCACATAAGTGTCATCTGTCTCTTGGATGTCCACTATGTGACGCTCATCCATTTCTTCAAATAGATCGTCTGTCATATCTTCACCTCTCTTAGATGACATTGGATGACCTTCTGGTAAAAGGTCTGTATCATGCTTCCCGCTGCGGAACTTCCCATTGCGAAGAACATATAAAAATGAATTGACCCTTGCATATGCCCATTGCTCTGGGCCGCTAACACTTGGCCTAACACTTTGCGGATTGGTCTTATATGCACCAATGCCACGATTAAACACAGTTGATAAGGTTCTTAGATTAGTGCGCTTGCTGGCTACATTGCCAACCGCTTCATTATGGTCATCAGCTTTCTTCTGCAAACCCTTACGAACAGCACCAGTGATAGCCCTTAAACCACGATCTTCTTTTTCTAGCCGATCACGAATACGTTTAGACCAAGCATAACCAGCATCACCACCCCATAAAGCCCATGCAATACGTCCATTTGACGGATAACCATCTTCACCTTGGCTAAAACCTTCAGCTTGCTTATCAACCTCATGGCGGCTGAAAAACGAATACATACGTTTTACCGTATCTTCAGAAAGCTCTTTATCATTCACAATGTCTCTAGCTCTAGCAATGCCCACAGCAGTGCCGCCACGCCCGAACTCACGCCGCCACTCAAGACCGCGCTCCGCTTCCACCTTCATAGCTGCTGTGGGCTTATAAGTCGCCATCAGACACCTCTGGTTCTGCTGGTGATTTCATCCCAAATGGTTCAAATGCTAGAGAAAGACCATATCTTTCAGCCATTTGTTTGTCGGATTGAATTTGACTGAATAATTCCTCAACATCGCGCCCATAATTTGCTGCAATATCATTCATGCTAACTATGCCGTTTGAAAGTGCAGTAACATGAGCGTTTATTTCTCTTTGAGGATCAACCCAAGCAAATCCACGACCTCTGAAATGGATATTGTCAGAGAATTTATCCAGTTTAGTAATTGGAATGGGTATATTTCCAAACGAGAGAGCCGCTTTTAACCAAGTTCTAAAGACAGGCTCGCAAAAATGTTGTATAATGAAGGATTGCAGCGTTTTATAATGATCGCGCTCCTCAATCGTTCCTTGGCGAATAGAAGAATAAGAAACGCCCTTCAAATCATTAGATAGGCTTGTGTAACTCACATTCAGACCTGATGCGATGCCCCGCAAAACAGCTTCCTCGAAATCAGCAAAGGCTGATGTTGGATGGGCTGGGTCTATCATCTTAAAGTCATGTCCAGAAGGTAGCTGATAGACAGATGCTGGAGCCATATCAATCACTGGCACATCATCTTCAGTCATACTGTCACCAGCAAACTCATCACCGTCTGGCGTTGTAATAATGCCAAACTTAGCAGCAGCCGCCCTAGCCGCAATCAATTCAGCTTCACGGTATCCATGCAACATTTTAAGAGATGCAATCGCTGGAGCCATAAAAGGCTCTCCACGGGTCTGAAATGTGCGCTGCGGAATGAATAGATGCAATATTTCACTTGCTGGAATACGTTGATGCTTCCTTGAGCTTCTATTTGAGAAATTAAAGCTATCATTTGGATGGCTTGTCAGAACATAATAAGCAATAGGCTTCTGATATTTATCAACCTCAACGCCCATACGGATTTCATTGCCATTGTCTGCACGTCCGTTTTTATCGTGGTCAATCAAGTCAGCTTCAAGAAATTGGATATTAAAGCCATCTCTAAAGTTGCCGCTCATATATTTGACAAACACTTCGCCATCTCTGGCGAGCGTTTCAGCCACAAATCTCTGACAATCCAACCAAGACATACGCCCAGTGACTTCGCAATTCCCAGCGCGACCCCATACCTTAAAGGCATTTTCAAGGATTGCATTGCCAGCCGCATCTAAAGCACCATCAGAATTGGTGGCTCGCACTTGAACAGTAAAACCTTTTTCACCCACAACATTGGTGCGAATAAGGTTAAGAAATCGCTTTGCGTATTCGTTATCTCTGGCAAGCTCCCTACTTCTGTTTCTCAGAATAGGTAAATCTAGCTTTAATTCGCTATCTGCTGAGAAGCTAGAACCAACAAAATCAGCAAATAACCTGCCTTGATTTGCCCCCGCATAACTTCTGCGCCTTCTACGTCTTATGGGGGTTACTGTATTTGTTACCTGATCGCGCTTAAAAATATCAAATAAACCCATCAGATAAACCTCATCAATATGCTAGAAGA